TTCTTATTATCGGGAAGAGAAACAGTAACTTAAAACACTATAATTAAACTACTTAGAAGTAATATCAAGACATTATCAGTTAGCTAAAGTCAATAGTATATAAATACAAAGTCCACACCTTTACAAAATTAAAAGAATAGTTTATAATTAAGATATATAAGACCTCTATGAAATACGAACTTCAAGTTCGCTTTTTAAACTTAGATAATTAATGCAAAACATATGACTGTTACCATTGTAACTTCGACATTAGTAGGATTAGTACTAGCTGCTTACGGCTGGATATTTAAGGGGATAAATAAACGCATGGATAAAATAGAACAAAAACAAGATAATTGTGATATTATATTCCTTAGAATCGAAACTTCTCTTGCTCAAATACAAGCAGATCTAAAGTGGTTGAAAGATAAGAGATAACTTCGGCCGTTCCCTTCAGATTACATATAACAATTATTAACAAAATAATATATAAAATTATGAAAGAAGATTTGGATATAATAAAAAAAGATATAGCCGTTGCTCAAGGCTACATACACGATATAAAGGAAGATGTTAAAAGCAACAGGTTATCTATGAAGAAAGGTTTCAAGTTAGTGTGCGAGAAACTGGACAACATTTCCTTCCTGAGGAAGTCTCAGAATAAGAGCAACAACAATAATAAAATAAGCATAATTAAAAAGATTTTTAATAAGAAATTAATATGACCCGACTAAATCCAAAACAAGAACTGTTTTGTAACCTATATTCTAGTAGTGTCGAGTTCTTCGGTAACGGAGTGATGTCATATGGTAAGGCATATAACCTAGATACTACAGATAAAGGACAGTACGGTGTAGCCAAAACTCAAGCAAGTATTCTTTTAACAAATCCTATCATACTGAAAAGAATCAATGAATTAATGGACATTCTAGTGAACAACGAGACAGTAGATAAAGAGCTAGGCTTTGTAATATTACAACATTCAGATCTCAGATCTAAAGTGTCTGCTATTAAAGAGTACAATAAACTTAAATCTAGAGTGGAAGATAAGATAATTCATAAAATAGAAAACACTCTGTCTGACGAACAAATCGAAGAATTATTAAAAAGAAGAAATGCTCCTGAGCCAACCAAGGAACCAGAAACAGTAGAAGTATCAGAAGAAGCACCGGAACCTCACAGTGAGCCGCCTGTCCTTCCTGAGGAAGTCTCAGAATAAGAGCAACAACAATAATTAAGATTAATTATAAAATAAATGATCACTCCAGAAGAAGAAAAACTTATCTATCAAGCTGGCAGAAAGGATCTAATAGATTTCTCTATACTGACAAATCCTAGATACACTCCAGCATGGATACATGAGGAAATAGCAAGACAGTTGATGCGAGTAGAAAGTGGAGAGATAAAAAGATTAATGTTATTCGTACCACCTCGATATGGCAAATCAGAATTAGGTAGTATAAACTTCCCGGCTTATTTTCTCGGGAGAAACCCGGAGAAGGAAGTCATCGTAGCTAGTTACTCCGCAGAGCTTGCCCAGGATTTTGGGTTCAAGACAAGAAACCTAGTTAATGATCAATCATATCAGGACATTTTTAAAACTAGACTAAGAGAAGATAGCCAATCTAAAGCTAAATGGTTGACTCAAGAAGGCGGAGGATATACAGCCGTTGGTGTAGGAGGCGCTATTACTGGTAGAGGAGCAGATCTATTCTTGATTGATGATCCTCTTAAGAATAGGGCAGAAGCTGAGAGTAAACTGATCAGAGATAACATTTGGTCCTGGTATACTTCTACGGCTTATACAAGACTAGAGAAAGATGCTGCAGTCGTACTAATTATGTGTATGGTTGGAGATACTAAAGTATTAATGGCTGATTGTAGTGAAAAAGAATTAAAAGATGTGCGTCCAGGAGATATAATCGCTACTTATGAAAATGGAAAATTATCAACGTCTACTGTTATAAATTGGGCTAATCAAGGAAAAGATAAAGTTTTTACAGTTAAGATGAAATCTGGAATAAGTATAAAAGCTAATGAACGTCATCCTTTTCTTACTAAAAATAATAAAGATACAAAATGGATACAAATAAAAAACTTAAAAGTGGGGGACAAAATTATAAAGGTGACTACGGAAAAACAGAAGCAAACTTATACAGATGTGCTAAATACTTACGAGATAATTCTTGATGAGATAGTAGATATATTTGAGTCAGGTTATGAAGATGTATTTGACATACAAGTAGATAGAACTGAGAATTTTATAGCTAATGGTCTTGTGAGCCATAACACTAGATGGCACCTAGATGATCTGGCTGGCAGACTATTAAAAGCTCAAGCAGAGGGAGGAGAACAATGGACAGTAGTAAAGTTCCCAGCTATAGCAACAGAGGATGAGGAACATAGAAAGATAGGAGAACCGTTGTGGAAAGAGAAGTATAATCTAGAAACGTTAGAAACCACTAAAAATACGGTTGGAACATACGACTGGTCTAGCCTATATCAACAGAATCCAGTTTTAACAGAGAACCAAGAATTTAAACCTCACTGGTTCAAAACAAGAACACAAGTAGAATTAGATAATATACAAACAAGAAGATTTTTAACAATAGACACAGCGATCTCTAAAACAGCAGCAGCTGACTTTACCGGGATCTGCGACAATCAGGTAGATGTGAACAACTTCTGGAACCTTAAAGCATGGAGAGTAAAAGTTGATCCTAAAGAATTAATCGACCTGTTATTTACATTACAAAATAAAAACCAATATGAAACTATAGGAATAGAGAAGACAATTTACTTAATGGTTATAAAGCCGTTTCTCGATGACGAGCAACGAAAGAGAAATAAGTTCCTACCAATAGTAGAATTACATCATAATCAAATAAATAAAGAGCTAAGGATAAGGGGTCTAATACCTAGATACGAGAGTGGTTCAGTCTTCCATATCCATAACGAATGTACTGCGCTTGAAGAAGAGTTACTAACATTTCCCAAAGCTATTAATGATGATGTTTGTTTAGATGGTGATACGCTAGTGGCAACAATTAAAGGCAATAAGAAAATTAAAGATATAAGAATTGGAGATAGAGTAATAACACCAACAGGATATAAAAAAGTATTATGGGCAGGAACAACTGGAGAAAAAGAGGTTATAACTAATATAGGTATAACTGGGACAGCAGAACATAGAGTATTTAATGGAAGTTCATTTGACAACCTTGATACAATAGCTTACAATAATTATATAAGCAGGTTAACTGCTATTAATATAATTATATGGAAATACAAAAAGTTATTGTATTCAATGGAAAATCCTATGGCCTCATGGGCGGGAAGAGAAAGTATTATCTTAGTAAATCAAATACTAATAAAGGACGGAAAAATCCTAAAGGATTACATGTGGCGATTTGGGAGTTTTATAATAAAAAGGAAGTTCCGGAAGGGTTTATTGTTCATCATAAAGACGGGGATACTTTTAACAATAGGATTGAAAATCTGGAGTGCATGGAAGGCGGGAAACATTTATCGGAACATTTTAAGAAACGTTGGGAAGACAAAGATTTCAGAAAAAAAACAGAAAAACATCTTGGAGAAATCAGACCTCTTACAAAAATTTGGCACGCTTCAGAAGAAGGCAGAAAGTGGCACAGTGAACACGCTAAGGAGAGTCTCCATAAAACAGTCTTTACTAGAATATGTGTTGAATGCGAAGAAGAGTTTAAAACATCGTGTATTACAGGGAGATTCTGTCAAGGAAAATGTAGCGGTAAATATCATTCAAGGGAATTTAGAAGACGAAATCCAGATTACTACAAAAAGAAAAGTGTATAACCTTGAAATAGAAGACGATGGGTGTTATTATGCTAATGGTGTTTTAGTAAGTAATTGTGATGCTACAGCTTATCAAAATCAGATAGCTGAGGCTCCAGTAAATGATATCGCAGATAGATTAGAGATGGTTCTTAACCGACAGAATCGTGGAGCTGATCATGTAGTTTAATATTAATATAATCTTATGCAGATTTTTTCTCAACAATCAAAGAAGTTTATAAGTGAAGCAGGTTTCCAGTTCGAAGGGATAATGCGAGAACGTAATAATCCTGATTTAAAGGAGCTACGTATAATCAAAAATAATAGAGAGAATAGATTAAATGAGAAGAAATTAGATAACAGCATATAAAAATATGAGCATTCTTAAAATCATCAAAGAAGAAATTACAAACTATGAGACAGGAACCGCGCCAATATGCGAGGGTTACTATTTTTCTGCTTATAAACTAAACAGGAGAATAACATTGTTCAAAAACACGATTTACCCTACCGGGAAGCTAGACAGCCAGGGTAACTACAAGTATTATTTTGATGTTATTTCACCAAGAGCAGATAGCGAGATTAAGAACTTAGATTTTGATACATCCAATATTATGCTTGCTTCAGATATTAAGTCTGATGCAGGAAGGGTCCTTATAGCTAATGCCGGACTTGATGAGTTTTTGAATCAAACTGGTCAGGCGGCCAAGTTAAATGAAGCAGTAGAGAGGGGAACAGAATGGGGAGATCTGGTAGCAAAGAAAATTAAAGGAGATTATCGCTTAATAGAGCTAAACAATTTCTATGTGTTAAATCAGCTAGCAGAAACGTTAGAGGATTCAGATACAATAGAAAAAGAAGTAATGTATTCTAGCGATCTACGTAAAAGAATTGGGATATGGGAGAATGTAGAAGAATTACTAGAATCTGGAAAGAAAACAGAAAAAAACAGTTCTCCTGAGTTTTACGTGTATGAACGTAATGGT